AAAGCGGACCCAAGTAAAACCCGGCACATCGGGGTTATTGCGCAAGAGTGGCAAGCGGACTTCCCGGAGTTGGTTGTAGGCACTTGTGCTGATATTGACGAGGACGGCGATTTTATTGCGCACCAATACGACTCGGCCGGTAACGAGATTTACGGACCTAGCGGCAAACCGGAATCCCGCGAGGCATTAGGCTTCAACTACGCCAACGCCTCAGCCGTGGCCCTACAGGCTGTTATCGAGCTACAGGAAAAGTTAGAGTCCGCGCTAGCCCGTATTGCTGAATTGGAGGGCAAATGAGTATCACCTCTGACGTACAACAATTAGAACCCGGTGCGCTTGTCGAGCTTTACGAATTGGACTCCTCAGTAATGGGCGGTGACGTGTTGAGGTTCCACGCGCACCTACAGGCCGGTCCTATCGTTTGGCAAGGCGTGGAGTACGCCGCATGGCCGATTATGGCCCAAGGCTTTGAGCGTGTTGGCGGAGCGTCTCAGCCCTCACCAACTCTCACCGTGGCTAACCTGGACGGCTCTATTTCCGCTCTGTGTATTCTCCTCGGTGACCTCGTAGGCGCAAAGGTGAAGCGGCACCGCACATTAGCTAAATACCTGGACGGCCAACCCACGGCGGACCCTACGGCGGAAATGCCGGTAGAGCTTTGGCTTATCGAGCAAAAGACAGCGGAGACTAACCTCAACGTTGAGTTTACCCTCTCGTCCGTGCTGGACTTCTCCGGTAGGCAACTCCCTAACCGGCAAGTAGTCGCCACGCTGTGTCCGCAAGAGTGGGCTTATCGTGGTCCTATCTGCGGCTACACGGGAACCGCGTACTTTGACGCTAACAACAATCCGGTTAGTGACCCGGCGCAAGACGTGTGCGGACGTAGGCTGTCTAGCTGTAAATGCCGATTCGGTGCGGACAATCCTTTACCGTTCGGCGGGTTCCCGGCTGCGGGTACGGCGGGTACGCTGTGATTACGGCCTCTCTTAGGGAGGCTATCGCCCGTCATGCTTTGGAGTCCTACCCTAATGAGTGTTGCGGCTTGGTGGTCAACGGTGAGTATTTTCCTTGCCGCAACACCTCCGCAACGCCTACGGAGGGCTTCGACCTGGACCCGGACGACTATGTAGCGGCGGAGACGTTCGGGACCATTACCGCCCTCGTCCACTCACACCCTGGCGCTAGCGCTAAGCCCTCGCAGCATGACTTAACCGTATGCGAGGAGGCTGGTATTCCCTTATGGGTAATCGTCTCTTTGGGCGCACAGGCGGACGGCTCGATAGCTATTGAGGATTGGCACGAGTTCAGCCCTAGTGGGTACTCCGCCCCTCTCGTTGGTTGCGAGTTTTCACACGGTACTAACGATTGCTACGGCGTTATCCGCCGCTGGTACTGGCAAACCCACGGAATAGACCTACCGGACTTTCCCCGCTCCCTGGAATGGTGGGATGACGGGTATAGCGATTTGTACACGGAGGGCTTTCCTAAGGCGGGCTTTACGGCCCTGCCTAACGGTTCGGAGCCTGCGATAGGAGACGTACTACTTATGCGTATCCGCTCTCGTAACAACGTCCCTAATCACGCTGCTGTCTATGTGGGCAACGGCCAGATACTCCACCACTTGTACGGCCAGCTATCCCGCCATGACCTATTGGCTAGGTACTCCGCGTACATAACTCACACGCTCAGACATAAGGAGGCGCACACATGGACCAAGTAAGAACAGTACGCCTATACGGGAAGCTGGGGGCTAAGTTTGGGCGTGAGCATCGGTACGTGTTGTCGTCCCCACGGGACGCATTGCGCGCTCTTATTGCGATGGTCCCCGGCTTTGAGAGGGAGCTTATGACGAGCCGCGAACGTGGCATTGAGTATGCGGTACTCGTGGGTAACCGGAACATCGGAGAAAAGCAACTCACACACCCTAGCGGCTCGGACGATATTCGCATTGCCCCGATGGTATCGGGCAGCAAAAAGGCGGGGCTATTTCAAACAATCGCAGGCATCGCACTTGTGGTGGTGGGTGCGGTGTCCTCGTACTTCGGGAACCCATACGGAACCCAAATGATGCTTTTGGGCGCAAGTATGGCACTAGGTGGCATTGCCCAAATGCTCGCCCCGCACTCCTCACCTAACTCCGCAACTCAAACAACGTCCTATGACTTCAGCGGGGCGCAAAACACAACGTACCAGGGCGGCCCAGTCCCGCTCTTGTACGGGCGTATGCGCGTGGGCTCCACGGTCATTAGCGAGGGCTTGCTAGCCCAAGACGGAACGGTACAGCTAGTAGGCGGAAACTACGTAATAACCTCGTAAAGGAGAAACTATGCAAGCACTCAGGGGCGCTAAAGGTGGAGGCAGTTCTACGCCCACACAGGCTAACGACAGCCTCCAGAGCATTACCTATGCGCAGATTATGGACCTTATCAGTATGGGTCCAATCTACGGCCCGCCCTCGGGTGACCCGCAAAGGGACACGTATCTTAATGACGTTCCTATTAAGAACGCGGACGGTAGTTACAACTTCAATGTAGACGCGTTTGCGTTCCGGTTCGGGGACGTAGACCAGACGTACATATCTGGCTTTGACACTTCAGCTAACGAAACGAGTGTAGGCGTAGAACTTAAGAAGGCTACGCCGTGGAGTGTCGTAGTAACTGACGTTACGAAAAATGCGATTGTCATTACGCTAGGCGTCCAATCTCTTAGCAGCACTAATCCAAGCACGGGAGACGTAAACGGGTATGAGGTGGCGTACCAAGTGCAACTGTCTGTGGACGGTGGCGCGTACAGCATCGTAGTAGACACGTCCTTTAACGGTAAGTGTTCCAGCTCGTACAATCGTTCGCACCGTATCGCCCTCTCTGGCGCTACGTCGCAGTACTCGCTACGCGTGGTTCGCATTACGGACGACACCACCAGCGTCTATATCCAAGACACCACAACCGTAGTTAGCTACTCCCTTGTAGTGGACGCAAAGCTCCGGTATCCGTTGAGCGCAATCGCGGCCCTATCTGTGGATGCTGTGCAGTTCTCCGCAGTGCCTACCCGCTCGTACGACATGAAGGGCCTGTTAGTTAAAGTCCCCTCAAACTATAACCCGAACCTCCGCACCTATACCGGCAACTGGGACGGGTCCTTTGTAACCGCATGGACCGACAACCCAGCGTGGATTTTCTATGATCTTTGCTTGAACCCTATCTACGGGTTAGGCCAGTTCGTAGATGCCTCCATGCTAGACCGCTATTCTTTGTACCAAATCGCTCAGTACTGCGATGTAATGGTTAGCGACGGTAAGGGAGGACTAGAGCCGCGCTTTACCTGTAACTGCTATATCCAAGCCCGTGCAGACGCGTACAAGGTCCTTCAAGACCTCGCGAGCATTTTTCGCGGTATGGCGTACTGGTCGGCGGGATCGGTGGTAGCTACGGCGGACATGCCGGGAGACCCCGTGTACCTCTACACGGCGGCTAACGTCATTGGTGGGCAGTTTAAGTACGTAGGCAGTTCTCTTAAGACCCGGTACACATGCGCCGTGGTCCAGTGGAACAACCCGGATAACGCCTACAAGCCGGAGCCGGAGTACGTAGAGGACAGAGACGGTATCGCGCGCTACGGGATCAACCGCGCACAGATTACCGCGTTTGGTTGTACGTCGCGTGCGCAGGCTCAGCGCGTGGGCCAGTGGTCCATTCTGACCTCGCGCTACGAGACCAACATGGTTACCTTCAGTGTGGGTCTGGACGGTACATTGTGCCAGCCAGGGCAGATTATCGCGGTGGCTGATCCTGCACGCGCATCGCAGCGACGCGGCGGACGTATCAAGTCTGCCTCCGACACTGCACACCTAACGCTAGACAAGATTGACCCGAACATGGCGGTAGGCGATACGCTGCGCGTGGTGCTGCCTCAGGGTGGTACGTACGAGTCCTCAATCAGCGGCATCAATGGCAATACCGTTTCGCTAAATCCCCCGCTCTCCGCTGTGCCTGTATCGGGTGCCGTGTGGGTTAGTGAGAGCTCGCAGGTTAGCGCCCAACTGTTCCGCGTGGTCTCTATCGCGGAGAAAGAAGGTTTCACCTTTGAGATTACCGCCTCTCAGCATGAGCCCGGTAAGTACGGTGCGATTGACAATGGCGCGGCTATCGACGTTAAGCCAATTACCGGGAACTCCTTTACTACTCAGGTCCCGCCTAGCGGTGTCACGCTGTCTCAGTACGTAGTGATTGACCAGGGCATAGCTAAAACCAATATGACGGTTGCCTGGCAT